AGAATGTCCTTGCACCGCTGAGCAGTGCAGTTTAGAAACTAATTGATGGCCGATATGTGCTGAGCTAATAGGTCTTCCTGCTACTCCAGATGTAAAGTAATGGGAGAAGTTTATTCCCTCCAGGGATAGACATCCCTTAAATGGAGTGATCTTCCATCCATTCTTTTCATAGTGTAGGTCCTTCATTGAGATAGCGCCGTCAAGCTCAGGAGCAGAGTTAATTGCTCTGTCTATTCTATCTTCATGATTGCCTAGACACATATGCATTTTAGGTTTGTATTGTTTCTCCTTTCTTTTTCTTTTGTTCTCATTGAACTTTCTAATAGGAGCGAACAATTTATCCTGGGCATCTAGTATAGAGTCTACGTCCTTCTTGTATCTCCTACCTTCAAACCCTTTGGTTCCTTTATCATATGATGAGAGACTAGGCATATCGCCAAAGTCTCCCAAGCATACAATAATATCTGGCTGCTCATCTACTATGAACTTACCTAATGCTGTGAACCTATCGTTGTCATACTCAGGTGCTGCGTGACAATCCGGTATCACTAGTAGATTTTTCTTTCCCTTCATTTAATTTCTCCCATTCTTTAGGTAACACATTGTTTTTAAAGTTTTCGTTAGCTAAGTATGTAATTACCTCTTTAATTTTTTCATACTCAGCTTCTAAATTACCTACCTTTTTTTGAAGTTCTTTTAAATGTATACCATTCTTTGGTGTATTATATCCATCTAGGTTAGCTCCGCTCATATTC